AAAAGGTATAGATACATCTGCGTTATTAAAACTAGGTCCAGGTAGTGCAGAAGCACAAGCAGCTTACAGAGAATTACTAGAGCTTGGGGTTGTAAACTCACAGGTACAAATAGGAGATCTTATTGGTCTATTAAAAACAGCAACAGGTGATCCTGGTGTTGTTAATACAGATACAATCTTACGACCTTTTATGTCTAAATTAAAAAAACTTGGTAGTTTTTTTCAAGGTAAATATGTTGCAGAGGATGATACTTGGAAAATTACAAACTATGTAGTTGAATTAGATAGATTAAAACAAGCAGCTGTCAAACAAGGTATTGAAACAACACCAGAAGTTATA